ACTGGCCAACCGACCCGTTTTCGAGGCGCAGAATCCGATCAGCCTCAACACCGCCAACCTGAAGATGCAACCCGGCCAGATCCTTCCGCAAGGGTTGAAGCCGGTGCAATTCAGCCAGCCGCCCTTCGACTTCCAGCGCTTGATGCTGGAGGAGCGGATGCTGGCCGAAGCCCGCATGGGCAATCCCGACTTCGGGGCTGGTTCGCAGTACCAGGTTTCAGACCGCAAGACCGCCACTGAGATTTCGGCGTTGCAGGCTCAGGCCGCAGCGTCAGGCGATCTTCGTAACCGAATCTTCCGAATGGGGCTTTCCCACTTGTTCAAGCAGTGCTGGTCGCTCTATGTCCAGTACAACAAGCGTGACCTCATGTTCCGTTATGCCGAGGAGACAGGCGCGATGCCGCCAGAAGGTATCCACGAGGAGTACTCGATTGAGCCGAAGGGCGGATTGGACTTTATCAACCGTCAGTTCTCGCTCCAGAAAGCCGTCGCCCGGATGCAGATGTTCCAAGGCAATCCTTTCGTCAATCAGGGCGAACTGGTCAAGTCCGTCATCGAGCAGGACGATCCTTCGCTGGTTCGTCGCCTGTTCCAAGATCCGCAAGCCGGGATGGGCGATCAAGCCGAGGATCAGGCGAGCGAGATTGCGACCATGCTTGCCACTGGATTCCCCGTCCAGATCAAGCCCTCCGACGACCACAAGATCCACATCCAGGTTCTCTTTCAATTCAACCAGGCGGCGCAGGTCCGCCAGCAACCCGTCGATCAGGCGTCCATGCAGGTACTCATGCAGCACCTCCAGCAGCACTTGGCTGCCTTGGAGCAGGTCGATCCCAATACCTCCCGCGCCATCCAGAAACAGCTTCGCGATGCGGCCAAACAGGAAATGCGTGCTGCCGAGCAGATTGCTCCGCAAGGCGCACAACCCGCCGCTCCGATGCCTGCTTGAAGGTTCCCGTAATGCGTCCGCCCTTCCAGCAGGAAGGGTTGGCCAAGCTTTGCCAGTGGGCAAACGAGAAAGGCGCAAACGGAAAGGCCGTTGAAATCGGCGCGTATAGCGGGGAAGGCACCGAGGTTATTGCCAAGTATTTCAAGGAGGTGCTGGCCGTCGATCCCTGGATTAACGGGTACGACCTGAACGACGTTGCCAGCCACCAATGCCCGATGAAGTTTGTTTTCGAGGCTTTCCAGAACCGTACCAAGGGACTTGGTAACGTATCCTTCAAGCGGGGGAAAAGTCTTGACGCACTGCCTGATATTGGCGATGAATCCTTGGATCTAGTTTATGTCGATGGCGATCACAGGCATGAGGCGGTTGTGGCAGACATCCAAGGGTGGAGGCCGAAACTGCGTAAGGGCGGGGTCTTGGCTGGACACGATTGGTCCTTCCAGGCTGTACAGAAGGCTTTATCCGAGACTCTTGACGGCAAGGAAGTCGCGCTTTTCCAAGGTGACTCTTGGGCGGTAGTGGTATGAGAAAGCTTAGGGCTATACTTTTATTCATACGCAACCAAGAGTGGGTAGACGAACCCAAGTGGGAGGATGAGGACGAAAAGGCTTGGACTGCCTTTTTGGGAACCCCAACTGGCAAGCGCATTAGCCTTATTTTGCTTAATCTAACCCTGCGCCAAAATTCAAACGCTGTAATGAAAGATGGTGCCAAACTTGCAGAGGCTTGTGGTTATGCTAAAGGTTTCAGAGGTTGTGTAGCGGTTCTCGAATCGCTCGCAACTCAAAAACTTAACTCCGCCATCTCAGGCTATGGGGATGGATCGGATGAACCAGTAGCCGATTAACCTCACCGCCGAATGACTCCCGGCGAATGGGTGTAGGAAAGGGTCAAAATGGCTGATTCGAATGGCTTGACGGAAACTGACTTGTTAGCAATGGCACAGGCCGCCGACGAGGGAAGGGAATTTGATCCCACTCCCAAGAAGGAAGAGGCCAAGGTTGAGCAGGTAGGGTCCGAAAAGCCAAGCGGAGATACCGATCAGAAGCCCGCGACTGACGAAAAGGCCGAAACCAAACAGGAAGCTTCGAGTGAAGTTTCCGCCACTGAGGAGAAATCCGAGGAGGCAAAAAGTTCTTTAACAACGCAACCTTCAGAAGACAAGTCGGAGTCGGCTTCCGAACAAAAGAAGCCTACCCGATACGAGAAGGCCAAGGGCAGACTCGAAAAAGAGTGGGAAGATGTCAGAGCGGAAAAAGCAAGACTCAAAGCAGAACGTGAAGCCATCGAGCAGGCGAAAGCCCAAAGGGAGGCTTCACAGCCTGGTTCTGAAGCGCCGAAAGCTGGAAGTAGACGCTTTAGCGCGGACGATTACCGGGAGGCGGCAAAGAGCTATCGTGAAGAAGGCCGCGACGATCTTGCAAAGCTCGCTGAGACAAAAGCCACCGAAGTCGAGACTGAAGAGCGCAAGGAAATCGAGCAGAAAACCCAAACCGAACTAAAGTCGGCGTGGGACAAGAATCTGCTTGAGGAGGTCGAGGCCAACCCCGATCTCAAGGATTCCAATAGCTCGCTCTACAAGGCCGTCTCCGAAATGCTGCAAAACCACGCGATCCTCCGCAACTACCCTGCTGGAATCAAGGATGCGGTAGGGATTGCCAAGATCCGGCTCCAGGCGGAAACCGCCTCCGATTTGTCGAAAAAGGTTGCAGAGTATGAGCGAGAACTCGCTCAACTCAGAAAAGCGACGACACCGGCTTCCAGCCAACCGTCAGGTCCGGCCAAGACCAAGGCTTTTCACGAACTCTCGCTAGACGAGCAGGAACGTGAATTGATGAGGATGGCGGGCGAGGTTGACAGGAACGGCTAGTCGCAAAAGGATATAAACTAAAATGGTCACTACTGGTTCAGTAACCGCGCAGTTCCAGACGTACTTCTCGAAGGCGTTATTGGAGCGTGCGCTCCCCCTGCTCCAAATGGAGCAGTTTGCTATGAAAACCCCCTACCCGACCAAAACGGGTGGGAACAAAACGATCCGGTTTTTCCGGTTCTCGGACCCGAGCATCAGCGCTATCGCCAATCTGTCGGAAGGCACCACGCCTTCCAGCAATGACGAGCGCGACCTGACGCTCTCCTCGGTCGAAGCGACCTTGGTTCAGTACGGCTCCAAAATCATCCTCACCGATGTTTTGCTCGCCACTGAGCTTTTTTCGCATCTCGCCCAGGCCACTAAGCAACTCGGCGAAGACGCCGCGCTGCACGCCGACACCCTCTGTCACCGCGCTCTGGTTCAGGATTCCTCGACCAGCACCGGTACTGGTGTTGCCACGAAGTCCTATGCCCGCTATGCCCAGAACGGCACCAACGGCACGACCTTCGGCACGGCCTCCACCCCCAACAGCAGCATGACCGCCACCGACCTTCTGGACGGTGCGACCAGCCTGTTCATCGCCCGCGCTCCCAAGATCAAGGACGGCTACGCCCTCGTGGCGCACCCTGCCGTTATCCGCGATCTCCAGCAGGACGACGATTGGCTCAAGGTCTCCAGCTACTCCGCCCCCGATCAAATCTTCAAGGGCGAGACTGGCAAACTGTTCGGCGTGAGCGTGATTAGCTCCACCAACGTTCAGACGTTCAACACCAGCGCCTCCGGCGTGGGTGAAGCCACTGTCAGCACCGGCGCGGTCTACGCGAATGTGTTGCTCGGCGGCGGTGCGTTTGGCGTTCCGAGCCTGTCCTCGGTTGCCGCTTCCGGTTCGCCCTTCGCTCCGAAGGTCACGATCCTCGACGCAGCCGATAAAAGCGACCCCTACGGTCAACGCGTGGTCTGTTCTTTCAAGACGTTCTACGCGGCCAAGCAGCTCGACCCTCGGTTCTTCCGGGTGTTGTTCAGCAAGTCGAACTACTCGTAATTCTAATGGGAGCCATGCTGATTATCGGTATGGGTCCCCGGAAGGCGGGGGAGGGTAAAACCTCCCCCGCTCCTTCCACCAAGGAGAAGTCGATGAAACAAGGTATGGTTAAGCTTCCTCTGTCCATGTTCGAACTCGGTGAGGGCGAGGAAAACGCCAGCCCTGAAGTTGGCGACATGGTGGAACTCGAAGGCAAGGTGGAGTCGATTGACGGCGATATGGCCATCGTGAGCGTGAGCAATGCGATGTCCGAGGAGCCTGAAGCCGAATCCGAACAGCCGGAGATGTCCGAGGAAGACCGCATGATGAAGATGGCCGAGGAATCTGACAAGGAGAACTACGCCTAATGCCTGTCTACCAGTACGAAGACACCCGCAACGGATCTGTCGTCGAACTGGAGAAGACGGTGGCGGAACGGGACTCAGTCCCTCGTTACCTTAAAAGATTCAGCGTGCCACAAAGATTGACCCTGGTGGGGGTTGGCGAACCCCTCGACAATCCGCTGGGAGTCAATCAAACAAATCTTATGAAGGGGTATTACCGCCAGGAACAAAAGCTTGGCAGTAAATTTAAGAGCCGCCACACGCCAGATAGCATCAAACGGGCGGTGGCTCAAAGGAGTTAATATGGCGAAAGAATTTGTACGTTCCGAACGTAAGGCCAAGGGTCGCGCTCTGCGCTTCAATTCCGAGGGCTTTACCAATGTGTTTGAGATCACGGCGGCTTCCAGCGGTGGCACGGTTAACACCGTTGCGACCGCCCCGGCTTCGCTCAACGTGACCCTCAACGGCACTTCCTACCGCATCGCGCTGCACAGCTAATGCGCCTCTTATCTCGCCTCACGCTGGGTGATGGTGGGACGATCATCGCATCGTCGGCTTCCACGAACACTGGAAGCTACGATGCGGTGACGGCACTCACCCAATCCACGGCCACGCTTGTCATCAGCGGAGCTACCTCCACGGCAACCCTTGCGGCCAATGTCACCGTCTACGGCGATATTGACCAGGTGGCTCTGACCGGTGGCGGGCTTGCCATCTACGTCCGCAAGGACTAAAAAGGAGGCCCGTCATGGGTCGTCAGTGGAACACGATTATTGAGAGCCTGGGTCCGCTTTCTGGCGGAACCATGTCCATCAACGCCAATCTCACCGAGATTGAGGCGTTGCTTACCACGCTTCAGGCGGATGTGGCGGATGGCATACCCGCAGTTCGCGGCACGACCAGCACCGGAACCCTTACGGTTTCAACCAGCAACGGAACCCTGTTTGCGACCAACTCCACCCGCAACTACCTGCTTGTGCAATGCACCAGCGGGACGGTGTTTATTGACACCAACGGCACTGCCAGCGCAACCGACGACATTCAGCTTACATCTGGCCAAGGCATTGTCTGGGAATCCAACTTCATCCCGACCGGCGCAATCGCAGCCATAACATCAACCGGCACAGGCCGGATCGTCGGGATTCAGGGCTAGCATGGGCTTCTTCGGCGGCGGCGGGAGTGCGGCGAGCAACATGGTCGGAGCGACCAGTTCAGCCGCAGGCACGGCGGGCTTGGTTCCCGCTCCGGCGGCTAGGAAAGAAAGACAAGCACTCCTCGGT